CTTAATCCTTTGACAGCTGCAATTTCACCTGAATCTGGTCCTCCGAAAATCCCTAGGGTTCGTTCACGCGCTGATATACCCAAGATCATAGCTGCTGTGCCACGTGTGGCTCTTGCAGTTAATAAACAAAAACAATTTGAATCTTGGAAAAAGGTGCCCCTTCGTCGTAAGGTGGCACCAAATAAACGGCGCTGATTTCTTTTTATCGGGTGGATTTGGCCACCCGTTTATTTGCGTTTTACCGCTACAAATTTGAATTTGTCTTACTGAACATAGCCAAATCCATTCCGATAAAAAGAAACAACAAAGGAAGCCAACTCAAGCACAACGTAATGCACAATCTAAGCGCGATAAGGCAAGGAAATCTTTTCCCCCACAAGGGGAAAAGAAGTCCGTTGCCGCACCTGTGGCTAAGGCCAAGACTATTCGCACTCAAAAGCCTAAAATGCAGACTTTATCCAATGGCGATTGTATCATTACCCATAGGGAGTACGTCACTGACATCATTGCTGGTGCTGGTAACCCATCTCTCTTTAAAGCTCAGACGTTATCGCTTAACCCTGGTCAGGCAGCCACGTTTCAATGGTTGTCCAGGATTGCCAATAACTATGAGTCGTATTTGTTTGAGTATCTTAACATCGGTTATGAAACTGAGGCTCCTACCACACTTGGAGGAACTCTTATCCTTACCGTTGACTATGACGCTGCTGATGCTGCGCCTGGAACGAAACAACAGGCTATGGCCTACCGTAGTTCTGTACGCTCTCCTCCTTGGAGTGCGTGCTCACATGTCTCCATCAAAGAAGATTTGCAGAAATTGAAATCTTATTTTATTCGCATTGGTGTTCAACCGCCTAATACTGATATTAAAACTTATGATGTTGGCAATTTGTTCGTTATGTCACAAGGTGTTTCCACTGCCGGTGCTACACTTGGAGAATTGTACGTTGACTATAAGATTAAGTTGATGACCCCTGTCTTTGAAGTATATTCTTCCCTTTTGGGAGGGAGTGCCACTGGTAATGCTACGCAGACCGCTGCTAATCCTTTTGGAACTGCTCCTATTTATGCGCCTCCTAGTAACGGTTTCACCGTTAATGGTGCATCTTTGATTACCTTTTCCACTCCCGGAGCTTATCTACTTGAATTTTATGTCTTGGGTACTGTTATCACCGGTGACGCTCTTGTCTCCACTGACGCTACTGGTGTTGTTACTGCTTTAGAAGCTGATGTTATTAATGGTGCCGGTACTGTTCTTGTTGGAACTTACGCATTTCATGCTTTACAACCCGGCGCTTCATGCACTTATACTATTACTGGTACTACTGTTACTGGTGCCGTTTTGTTTATTGGTGCCGCTCCAATTGCTTCCCTTTAGTACGATTAATCGGTAGCAGTGTTCTTTTGCGAAACACTGTCGCTGGTTTTAACCATCGGTTATTTAC